GTGTCTGACTTTTCTCCCACACCTACGGATCAGTTGGACGCTCAATATGGTAAGCCAGACGGTTATTTTGCTGCCTTGGATAATTTGGTGGACGATGATTTTGCTTCTATAGGAAATCGTCAGGGTCCAATGAGTGACGATTTAGCAAATGCTCTTGGTGTTGGAACTTCCAAAGACAATATTGGCTATGACCCAGTAACAGATCTTCCTTATGGTTTAGAGTTTGCTACCAACCCGCAGACTGGCGCACAGATTACAACAAACTTGGCTGGCCTTACGGAGCAGCAAAGAGAGAATCAGCCGCTTTCGATGGATATTGCTCAGTTTATAGGATCTAACCCTTATGGGTATGAGTTGGATCCAGTAACGGGCAATCCTATTGGTCAGGTTGGCACTGCGCCTTTTGGCATTTTGGGAGGTCTAACAACTCTTGCTCAAGATTTAATCACGGGCAAGCCTGAAACCGTTCAGGATCTTATAGAGCGTGGCGCATACACTGGAATGACAGGACAAGATGGTGGTGACGATATTTTCGGCGGTAGAGGGGATGACGATGTAATCCTTCCAATAGAGACGGTAGCGGCGGTAGAGGAGGTAGCGGAGGATCCGGTGATTGAGGATCAGGCACCTGCTTCGGCTCCGCAATCTGTTGTAGTTCCATCTACTCGTCAGGTTGGTGACATAAATCTTCGCATGCCTGTTGGCTATGGTGTTCGTGAAACCGGTCAGATCAATCCCTATGTTCTTAGTGAGTTGCGGCGTTATCAGCAAATGCTAGCGAAAATGAACCGTCCTAATAGTCCTCCTGTTGCTTTTGCTGAAGGTGGGTCTGTGTTAGATGCAGCAGCGGGAAGATTTTTGGAGTCGTTAACAGCGGCGTAGGGCAATGGACGATACATTTGATATACCCACAGAGTATCTAACTGATGCAGAGTTAGAGGCTCTGTCGAGGCACTTGGATAAATTCAAGGAGCTTCATGAGCGTGATGAGTATCAGGGAAACTTTTTAAAGTTTGTCAAGCATGTATGGCCTTCTTTTATTGCTGGAAACCATCACAGAATATTTGCGGAGAAGCTTGAAAAGGTTGCGCGTGGTGAGTTAAAGCGTCTGATTGTTAACATGCCGCCGCGACATACGAAGTCAGAGTTTGCGAGTTATCTGTTCCCTGCGTGGGTTATGGGGCAGAAGCCTGAAACGAAGATCATTCAGGCAACACACACGGCTGAACTTGCTGTTGGCTTTGGCCGTAAGGTCAAGAACTTGATCGACAGCGATGTGTATCGTGATGTTTTCCCCGAACTTGCCTTGGCGAGAGATGCGAAGGCATCTGGTCGCTGGTCAACGGAAAAGGGCGGTGAGTATTACGCTGTTGGTGTGGGTGGTGCGCTTGCTGGTCGTGGTGCGAATTTATGTATTATTGACGATCCTGTATCTGAGCAGGATGCCTTGTCTCCAACTGCATTGGATAATATATACGAATGGTACACATCAGGCCCAAGACAGCGACTACAGCCGGGCGGCGCGATTATAATTGTGATGACGCGGTGGTCGATCAGGGATCTGACGGCGAAGGTATTACAGAAACAGGCCGAGGGCGGTGCGGACAAGTGGGAGGTCGTAGAGTTCCCAGCGATATTTCCCGACACCGACAAGGTGTTGTGGCCAGAATTCTGGAGCAGGGAAGAATTAGAAGGCGTTAGAGCGTCTATTCCGGTAGCAAAATGGAATGCGCAGTATTTACAGAATCCGACAGCCGAAGAAGGCGCAATTGTAAAAAGGGAGTGGTGGAATGTTTGGGATAGCGATGAGCCACCTACCTGCTCATACATCATCCAGTCCTATGATACGGCCTTCACGAAAAGCGAAAGGTCAGACTTTAGCGCGATTACAACATGGGGTGTGTTTCATCCTGACGAGGGTGATGAGGCAGCGATCATATTGTTGGACGCTGAAAAGGGTCGATGGGAGTTTCCAGAGCTTAAAGACGCGGCACTGCGATTGTATGAAGAATACGAGCCAGACCTAGTTCTTATAGAGCAGAAGGCGTCTGGTACGCCGCTCACGCAAGATTTACGAAAAATGGGTATACCTGTTAGCGGCTTTACGCCGGGTCGTGGCGCGGATAAATTTTCTCGCATGAACGCCTGTGCGCCGGTCTTTGAATCTGGTATGGTATATGCTCCTGAAGCACGTTGGGCGGAAGAGGTTATAGAGGAGTGCGCGGCATTCCCGAATGGCGAACATGATGACTTGGCGGATAGCATGAGTCAGGCTATACTAAGATTTCGGCAGGGCAATTTTATCCGCACTCGCTCAGACGAAGAAGATGAAGATTTTTATAATTATCGCAGCAAGAGAGAGTATTACTGATGGCTGGAAAAAAAGGTTTTGGACAAGGAAGTGGTAGTGAACTTGTTGATGCTATGGTTGCTGCAAGACCTATAGCAAATTTACCAACTGCTTTAAAAATTGAGATTCAAAAGATGTTAAAAGGTGAACGACCTTTAGCGAGAAGGATGAACAACGGCGGAGCGGTCATGAAAGGTCGTGGCGGCAAGTTTAAGGGTATTAGCTAATGTCAGGTGTAAAAATTAAAAAAATACCAATGAAAAACCTTTCTCCAAAAGAAATGGCAGAACTTGCTTTTGACAGAGGTGTGTCAAGGGGTTCAAGCAGCACCGCAAACACTTTAGGGCGTGGCGGTTTGAAGCGTGGCGCTTATGGTCAAGGCGTTGGAAAGATGAATAAAGGAGGCGCTGTTCGCAAGAACAAGGGCGGCCAAATTTTAATGTCTCCGCGCAAACAAATGGCTTGTGGCGGCAAGGTTCATAAATAGGAGATACTATGGCTAATCGTATGGGGACAAAACTTCCACCGCGCTTGCAAAAGCAGGAGCGCACAGGAAAGCGCCCTATTACTCGTGGCGCTCCTGGTGGGCAGTTAGGCAAGACTCCTATGGGGAGTATGGCTGAAGCTTTAATACGCCGTGGTTTAGCTGGAAATAATACAATTGTTGACTCTCCTTATGCGCCAGATTTTCGTAGGATGGGTTTTAAAAATCGTGAGTTTGGCATGAAAGACATGCCTGCTGGTTACAATGGCGGTGGCTGTGTCATGAAAGGTCGCGGCGGAAAATTTAAAGGAGTTAAATAATGTCAGGTAAAAAATACAAAGGCCCATTGCCAAAAAGCAAACCAGCAAAGTCAACCAATAAAAAGACTGGCGCAACTCGTGGTGCCGGGGATGATGCCGAGTACATGCGTAAAGCTGCTGAAGCTAACAGATATGAAGACGGCGGAGATGTTCTATCTGAAGCTGATGCAAAGCGTCTAAGAAAGACTCTTCCGTATGTGCCGCCGAAAAAATCTTTATCTGAAGCCGATGCAAAGCGGTTAAGAAAGACTCTTCCGTATGTGCCTCGGTCAGAAATTTCGGACGCCGATTTAAACGAGTTAAAAAAGCTTATGAAGCCACTAAAATATGAAGACGGCGGTGAAGTTCGTGGCATGGGCAGAGCATACCAAGGCAAGAAAAGAGGTTGCAAGATCCGGTAATGAAAACGATCAAGATCGAAATAAACGTAGATGACATAATTCCAGAAGAAGGCTTTGAGCCTGAAGATATGGAATTTGTCTGCCCTATATCCACTGAAGATTCAAAGGTGAACGATGAAAACCGTCAGTCGGCTATGGAAAACTACGCTTACGGTCCGGCCACTGAAACGTGGGAAAACAAAAATGCTCGTTGCGGTACTTGTGAGTATTTTGACATTCGATCTAAAATGATTGGTTGCATGGAAGAGGGAATTGGTTACAAGGATGGCATGGGCTATTGCGGCGAGCTTAACTTTGCTTGCAGTAAAGAGAATGTGTGCAACCTGTGGGAGTTAGGCGTTCCCTTGAGTGATCACATGGATTCAGAAATGAATCCTGACGATGATGGTAATCAAAGGGACATCATGTAATGAAAAGAGAAGCTGGGCGCTGGATCTGCGGTCTGCCCTTCTACCGCGCTCGCAACGTGCATGCTTCCCACACTGGCACAGTTGCGCCGCGCCCGGCTTCACCCAGTAACAAGACAAAGGAATAATTATGGCTATTGAAAGAGGAATAGGGGCAGGGGGAGATATTGCAATCCCAGAAGAGGCGCTTCAGGCCGCAATTGATGTTGTGGAGTTGCCTGCCCAGCCTGGAATCATGGAGATGGAAGATGGCTCTGCTATTGTTGGCGAGCTTATGCAGGAAGACGCGATGGCCGCGCAGGATATTCCTTTTGATGCCAACTTGGCTGAATATATTGATGATTCAGATTTAGGCTCTATCGCTTCAGATCTCATCAACGAAATTGAAGAAGATATGTCCTCTCGTCAGGAATGGGAAGACACTTACAAGCGCGGCATTGAGTTGCTTGGCATGAACTATGAAGAGCGTTCTCAGCCGTTTGAGGGTGCGTCTGGTGTTGTGCATCCGCTTCTTGCTGAGTCAGTAACGCAGTTCCAAGCGCAGGCTTATCGTGAGATGTTGCCAGCAGGTGGCCCTGTTCGCACACAGGTCATGGGTGTTGATAACCCAGAGGTGTCTCTGCAAGCACAGCGCGTTAAAGACTACATGAACTACATGATTACCTACGAGATGGAAGAGTATGATCCAGAAACGGATCAGATGCTTTTCTATTTACCGATCATTGGTTCTACTTTCAAAAAGGTTTACTTTGATCCGCTTCTGCAACGTGCAGTAAGTAAGTTTGTGCATGCCGAAGATTTGGTTGTTCCTTATGGCGCGACAGATCTGGTCACATCTCCTCGTCTTACGCATGTTATTCGCATGGATAAGAACGAAGTCCTGAAGCTACAGCTTTCAGGCTTCTATATTGAGACAGATATTAGCGGCAGCATGGACTCAGAAGATTATAGTGAGATCCAAGAGTCTGTTGATAAGGCGCAAGGCGTACAATTGTCCGGTTCTGGCTCTGAAGAAGTGGTGCTTTACGAAGTTCACACCTCTCTTGATTTGCCCGGCTTTGAAGATACCCGTGAAGACGGAGATCCTAGCGGCCTGAAGCTTCCATATATCGTGACAATCGTTGAATCTACAGGCGAAGTTCTTTCTGTGCGAAGAAACTACGCCCAAGAAGACCCCCTAATGCGTCAAAAGCAGTATTTTGTGCATTACAAGTTTCTTCCTGGCCTTGGTTTCTACGGTTTTGGCCTAACACACATGATTGGTGGCTTGTCGCAGGCGTCCACAAGCATTTTGAGGCAACTTATTGACGCTGGAACACTGTCCAACCTTCCGGCAGGCTTTAAGGCGCGTGGCGCTCGCATCCGAGATGAAGATGAGCCTCTACAGCCCGGTGAATTCCGCGATATTGATGCCGCAGGCATGGATATCCGGCAGTCTCTTATGCCATTGCCGTTTAAAGAGCCTTCACAGACCCTCTACAGCCTTCTAGGCTCCTTGATAGAGTCAGGTAGGCGTTTTGCCTCAATGGCCGATATGAAGGTCGGAGAGATGGGTGGCGAGACACCAGTTGGCACGACTATGGCCATCATGGAGCGCGGCACCAAGGTCATGAGCGCCATTCACAAGCGTTTGCATTATTCGCAGAAGATAGAGTTCAAGCTTCTGGCAAATGTATTCGCTCGTTACATGGCTCCTATGTATCCATATGCTGTTCCGGGCGCACCGCCAGAAATTAAGCAGGCTGACTTTGATGATCGTATTGATGTGTTGCCTGTTTCTGACCCGAATATCTTCTCTATGTCACAGCGCATTGCTCTAGCGCAGACACAATTGCAGCTTGTGCAGTCTAACCCAGAAGTTCATGGTGGGCCGCAAGGTTTATATCAGGCTTATCGTAAGATGTATGAGGCCATTGGAGTCACAAACATTGACGCAATTTTGCCAGTGCCGCCGCAGCCACAGCCGATGAATCCCGCAAAAGAAAATCAGGAAGCCTTGCGCAACCAGCGCTTGCAAGCATTCCCAGAGCAAAACCACGCGGCTCACATTGAGGCTCATTTAGCTATTTTGTCCACTCCTGTGGCGCAAGCAAACGCCAATATCATCATGACAATTCAAGGACACATTTCCGAGCATATTGCGATGATGTCAGAGTTGCAGGCGCAGCAAGAGACTATGGCAGAGCTAACGCCTGAAGCGCAAATGATGATGCAACAGAATCCACAGATGATGCAGCAGATTCAGAATGAGATTCAGAATAGGGCAGCAGAAATTGCTGGCGAACTCACTGAACAGTATGCACAAGCAGTTGCTCCTGCTGACCAATCTGATCCGTTGGTAGCAATCAGACAGCAGGAGCTATCTTTACGAGGTGCCGAGATCCAAGAAAAGGCTCGGCAGTTTGAAGAAAAGCAACAAATGGAAAGAGAGAAAGAGCGTAATGATATTCTCTTGAACCAGCAAAGAATTGATCTTCAAGAAGAGGCAAATTCGGAAAAGGTTCGTGTTGCCGAAGAGCGTATTCAGACCCAGCGTGAAATCGCTGCGGCAAACTTACGGAGTAAAATGCAATGAGCGCCAGTTCAATAAATCGAAAAGTAGCCGAGATAGAAAAGGCTAAAAAAGTGGAGCGTAGAAATGCCCTTAATGAAAGGAACAAGCCGGTCAACGATCAGCCGAAACATATCGAAGCTCCGGTCAGAGAAGTACCCGCAAAAACAAGCAGTAGCGATAGCATTGTCGAAAGCGGGAAAATCAAAGCCAAGCCGAAAAACAGCTTCTTTAAAAAGAAAGCCAAAAAAAGTAGCTAAAGTAGCTACTTTGGCTAAAGGCGGTAGCATTAGCCGGTTTTCTAGTATTGCTAGGCCGCAGCGGTTTACAGGAGTTTTTTGATGTCAGATAAAAAAGGCACTCCTCCCTTAAAGGACGTTATGGCTGGTTTAACTGATGAGCAACTGGCGGCTTTAAAAGAAGCTGTAAAAGCAGGAAAGAAAGGATACACATATGATCACAAAACTGGTCAGTATGGTTTTAAAATGCGTAACGGCGGTGTTGTCCCTCGTGGAATGGGTGCTGTCCTCCGCAACAGATCTTGTAAGATCCGTTAGGGAGAAGATTGATGACGCCATCGAAAAAGACTTTGGAAGCTGGAAGTAGATACGAAAGGCATGACCTAGATGGTGATGGCATAGTATCTGACGAAGAGATTGCAAGAGAAAAAGAAATGGTTGAAATGGAGCTTCGTGAAGAAAAAAGCGAAGCTCAAAAGCGTATGGCTTGGATTGCCATGATCAGTATGATCGCATTCAGCATTTTTCTTTTTTTGCCGATTGTGTCTGACAGCAGAGTGAAGGCTTTGGCTGATTTGCTTGGTTTGTTTTACATAGCGCAAGCTGGTGTAGTTGGCGCTTATATGGGGGCTACTGCTTGGATGAGTAAGAAGTAATGGAGAATTTACGAATACCGGTAGCTCTCGTTGCGGCTATGATTGTGCAAATCTCTGGTGGCGTCTGGTGGGTTGGGCAGCAAGCTCAGACAATTTCCCAGCTAGAAGAGACTGTGAAGCAGATGTCCAGTCGCATGGCTATTGAAGAAAACGTCAATATGAAACGTGACATTATGCGTAATAACGAGGCCATTGAGGGCTTGTTTGAGGCGGCCAATAGCAACAGTATGCACATGGACAAGATTGTTGAATTACTTCGCCGCGTATCCGTTATTGAAACGGAGATAAGATTTTTGATGAACCCGACTAAACACCCAATGGAATGATATGTTTCAAGCGCTTGTACTTGCATGTATGATTTTTCAGCCAACTGTATGTTGGCAACTGGAAGATCAGCTTGGGCCATACAGTTCTTACGAAAGATGCGAGGCTAGGGCTATGGAAATGTCTAGAGATATTCACCTTCATATGAGGGGTTATCGACCTATTTCTTGGAAATGCCAGGCACTGCCAAAAGGGAAATTAAGCACATGATGATGTGGGACATGCACGACAGAACAACAAAAGAGCAAGCAGAGAAGAACAGAAAATGATTCAAGCACTGATAGGGCCTATTGCCAATCTCGCTGGAACTTGGTTAGAAGGTAAAGTCGAAACCAAAAAAGCAGAAACTGGTGCGAAGGTAGCTAAAGCAAAAGCTGAAGCTGTTATTATGGAGAAGAAGGCCACTGGAGAGATTGACTGGGATCTCAAAATGGCCGATGCTTCTGCGTCAAGCTGGAAAGACGAGTGGTTAACAATTTTGTTTTCAGTGCCGCTTATCTTAGCCTTCTGTGGAGAATGGGGCAGACAGATTGTAACGGATGGATTTTCTGCATTAGACGCTATGCCGGAATACTATCGTTATACTTTAGGAATAATCGTTAGTGCCAGCTTTGGTACAAGGGCAGCAAGTAAGTTTTTTGGGAAGAAGTAAATGGACGCTATACAACTAGCGGAGTATATGTTGAAAGACATACGCCAGTATAAGGCTGATTTAAGTCAAAGACTGGCGGATGGTTCGGTAGGCGATTGGAACGACTACCGGTTCATAGTGGGGCAGATACGCGGATTGACCTACTCTGAAGACCTTATTAAATCCGCGATGAAAGGCATAGAGCTAGAAGATGGCTAAAAAACTATTCGTCCCTGAGAGGATGGCAAAGAGCGCTGAATCCAGTCCGGTTCCAGCGGCAATATCAAAGGGTTTTGACACTCCGATAGACCCAAATGAAAAGAACACAGAAGACCCATCTCAGATGGATCTTTCCGCAATTGACCGGTTGCCACAACCTGTAGGCTACCGTTTGCTTGTAATTCCTTATTACATGAAAAAGAAGTCTGCTGGCGGGATCATTATTCCTGACTCAGTTAGAGAGCGTGAGAGCTTTGCTACTGTTGCGGCTTATGTCGTAAAAGTAGGCCCTGACGCCTATCGAGATGCGAACAAGTTTCCTTCTGGGGCTTGGTGTAATGAGAAGTCTTGGGTATTGATGGGAAGATATGCGGGAAACCGGTTCAAAGTTGATGGTTTAGAGGTAAGACTTATCAATGATGACAATATTATCGCTACAATACTTGACCCAGCCGATATTTCTTATGTATAGTGGGAGACATGAACATGAATGAAATTCAAGAAAATATTCCTGAAGATCAGGAAACCGTATCGTTTGATTTCGATGATGATAATCAAGCGAGTGTTTCTGATGTGGAAACTTCTGAAAAAGAAGAAACCCGAACAATTGTACGGGATTCTGATGATGGCGCAAATGACGATGATCTGGAGAGTTACAGTGAAAATGTTCAAAAGCGCATTAATCAGCTAACAGCAAAGCGTAAGCAGGCCATTGAAGAGGCAGAGGCCGCTTATCAGTATGCCCAGCAAGTACAGACACAAAACGAAGAGATGAAGAAGAAGCTCTCCGATTTGGACAAAGGCTACATCAACGAGTACGGATCGCGTATTGAAAGCCAAGGCCAAGCTGCACAAAAGATGTTGCAGGAGGCTTACGACAATGGCGACATGGGCAAAGTTGCAGAGGCTCAAAAAGTAATTGCAAAGCTTGCAATTGAAGAAGAGCGTTTACGCATTCAAAAAGCCCGGTCTGAGCGTCAAGTTGCGGTAGAGGCTCAACAAGCCGCGCAACCTCGTCAGCAGGCACCTCAGCAGCCACGTCAACTTGACCGAAAGCTTACTAGCTGGATGGAAAAGAACCCTTGGTTTGGTGATGGCGGTGATCTTGTCATGACCCGTGGCGCACAGGCTATACACGAACAAATTGTTGCTAATGAAGGCTTTGACCCGAATAGCGATGAATATTATCAGGAAATTGATCGCCGCATGCGGAGAGAGTTTCCTCACAAGTTTCAGGACAAGCGGCAAAACGCCCAAGCCGTTACTCCTGCGTCAAGTGGACGGTCAGCTACCAAAAGTGGGCGGAAAAAGACGGTGGAATTGACACCGGGACAAGTGGCTTTTGCCAAGAAAATGAAAATCCCTCTAGAGCGTTATGCCCAAGAGGTCGCTAAACTGGAAAGGAAGCAAGCGTAATGTCTGATCGCACAAGCCGGGATTCGCAGACCCGTGAAAAACAAGCGAGAGTTGCCGATTGGAGACCGCCTTCAGCCCTTGAGGCACCAGAAGCACCTATTGGTTATAAACATCGGTGGATTCGTGAATCTGTTATGGAATACGATGATCGTAACAATGTTCACAAACGCCGCCGTGAAGGATGGGAGCTTGTAAAAGCAGAAGACTATCCTGATTTTGATGCCCCTGTCGTTGATGAGGGCAAAAACGCAGGCGTAATTGGCGTTGGTGGTTTGGTCTTGGCCAGAATACCAGAAGAAATTGCGGATCAGCGTAATGCTCATTATCAGAATACTACCCAAAACCAAATGGAAGCTGTGGATCGTGACTGGATGAGAGAATCCAATGCCGCGATGCCAAAGCTTAAACCACAACGTAGCTCCTCTGTGTCCTTCGGTGGACCCAAAGGGGTAGCTGACAACTAGGAGAAAGAAAGATGGCGAATAAAGACGCTTCTTTTGGCCTGCGGCTTTCACGCTCAGGCAACGGCTCCGATCTGCAAAACATGCAGAATAAGTACCGGATTGCATCTGGCTACAACACAACCATTTACCAAGGCGACCTTGTGGCCGCTGTTACTGGTGGTGGAATTGAACGTGTTGCTGCTGGCGGCTCTGGTCTGATTCTCGGTGTTTTCAACGGAGTTTCTTACACTGACTCAGATGGCAAGCCACGCTGGTCAAACAAGTGGACAGCAGGAACTGTTGCTTCAGACGCTGAAGCTTCTGTGATTGACGCACCTCATGCTGTCTATGAAATTCAGGCTGACGCTGCAATGCCAGTAGCAGACCTGTTCGGTAACTTTGACATTGTAGATCAGTCGCCTGTTGGTGATGATGCTTCTGGTATCTCACGGATGGAAATGGCTGTGTCTACTGGTGCCGCAACTGCAACTCTTCCTCTGAAGGCGATTGATATCTCCACAGATCCAGAGAACAGTGACGTAGCATCAGCCAACACAAATGTCATCGTCATGATCAACAATCACCTGTACTCAGGTGGCACACTTGGCTTGGCATAAGGAGGCTGACTAATGGCTATTTCTCGCGCACAACTAGCGAAAGAGCTAGAACCCGGCCTTAACGCTCTATTCGGAATTGAATATGATCGTTACGAAGCCGAGCATGCCGAAATCTACGACACCGAATCTTCAGATCGTGCATTTGAAGAAGAGGTAATGCTCGTTGGTTTTGGAAATGCACAAACCAAAGCTGAAGGCGCTGGAGTCAATTTCGACAACGCCTCAGAGGCTTACACAGCACGTTATACGCATGAGACAATTGCTCTTGCGTTTGCGCTGACTGAAGAAGCAATGGAA